CTTGCTTATTGTCAATCTTATTAAGTAATTTTAAATCTTTTTTTAGTTTTAGTTTATCTACGTTTTTCTGGTCTAGTTGCTCCATATAGTCATTCATCTGTTCTGTCAGCAATTTATCCGTCGTTCTTTTTGCCGAAGCAACGCGATCTGTGATTTGCTTTATTTCATCTTTATATACTTTGATTTTCTCATCCAAGGTTTTAATCTCATTTTCTATTTTATCTTTTGTTTCTTCAACAACATTTTTCAGTAGTTTATGAAACTTTGTTCGATTACTTTGTTTAATCAGACAACTTATTTGTTTTAAAACATATGCATCTAAATACTTAACATTAATCGGTTTTGTATTACATTTGGGAATAAGTTTTTTCGTTTTACATCGGTAAATGATTCTAATTTGCTTATTTCTACCATTATGATTGGTGTGACCCGACATTCTGTAATTGCATTTATCACATTTCACAAGTCCTGTTAGAAGATACTTTCCTCTAATTTGTCCAATAAAGGGATCATGTTTTCTTTGTTCCATCATTTCTTGAGCTTTTTCAAACGTTTTATCATCAATAATCCTTGGTACTGCTCCAGGTATACGCACTACTTCTGATTCTGGTTTCTTTTTGTGGTGATTTCTTGTTCCGTCAATGTTTTTCTTGGATGCTAAGTTATAGACATATTCACCAATATACTTTCGGTTTTTGAGCGTATCATGAAAGTCCGACCTAAATGGATTATCATATCTCGTTTTGAATCCTTTTTCATTAAGTGTATCTGCGATAGCTTTATAACTATAGCCATTCACAAACATTTCAAATATGAGTTTTACTGCTTCAACTTCTTCTGGATTAAGTATTAATTTCTTTTCTTTGTTAAATTTATAACCTAATGGTGGTGGACCACCTGTTGCCATTGCTCTTTTTGCATTTTGCATTTGTCCCGCAAAGGCTTCTCTTGCTAAGTTTTTAACATAGAATTCACTAATCCCGAGAGTAATCAAGTTAAAGAATCCGCCTTCTGGGGTGGTTTCATCAAAATCTTCGATGACACTTAGTAATCGAATACCTACTTTACTTAACTTTTTCTTATAATGCATGGCATCCGCAACATTCCGACTGAGTCGATCCATCTTATATACGACAATAAAGTCCCAATCACCAAACATCGCATCATCCATCATTCTTTGAAAATTATCACGACGATCTGTTGTTGCACTTTGTGCCTCATCAATGTATTCTTCGATGAGATCTAAATTATTTTTTTCACAAAATTCTCTTATTGAATCAACTTGCCTAACAATACTTTCTTCTCTTTGGTTTGTACTAGAGTATCTAGCATAACCAACTGCTTTTTTCTTTATCATTACTTCACCTCCACATTTATGATATATACTAGAAAAATCAACTTAAACAAAAAGCAGCATCGCAAGTACGCGATACTGCTTTTTTGTGAAATATTAAATCATGTTTATGTGAACTGAAACAATGTGACCATCAATGGTACATCTTAATGTTCGATAATCACCTTCGTAGTCACACACACGTTCAAAGAAATCTTCTGCTTGTTCAAAGGTTCTTTCACATTTGTCTAAATCGTGTAAATCATAGACGATTTGGAACTCTTTATTTTCAATAATATAGTCATCATCAATGAGTTCTGTGGTAAATCCATGTTCTAAAAGTTCCTCTTCATTGATATTTTTACCACAACAAGCGCAATACATCTCAGAAAAATCTCCTGGATTAAGTTTTCCATACACAAATTCATATAAACCTTCATCAAATACTGCTTCTGTTGTATAAGTTCCTTCAAAATAAAAGTCGTTTCCGCCACAAAATGAGCATTTAAATTCGAATTTTTTGTAATACATAGTGTTTTTCTCTCCTTTTTTTGTTTAGAAAGGGTCAAAAACTTGGTTTTCGACCCTTAAATCGTTAGTTTTTCGTTAACAATCTATTAGATGTTAACCTTTTTTAATTAAATTCAATCGAAATATCTTGATTTGTTACAGTTACTTGTTTAATCAACAATCTAAATAAGCGTTTTGACAGTTCATCATTGAAAAATAAATCATCAAAACCAATAGAATTATCAATCATTTGCTGCTTTTGTTTGTCAAAGATAGCTTCTTTGTTCGTTAGATGTTCTATTTGACTACTTGTAACTTCAATAAGAGGGGTTATTTTCTCAATTTCTCTCTCTGTTGAAGCTTTTACTGCATCAGATGTTGCTTTATATAGACCTTGTGTCATTTTTGAGAGCAGATTTTCATGATCAGTTAGCTCTCTTTTTAGTCTTTTTAGGGTATCTTGATCATTTTTGAAGTAGTTTTTTATAGTCTTTTCATCAAATCCATCAACTTTTAAGTGATTATTAACTACATGAACGATTTGAGACTTGATAAAATCTTCTAAATATTCAACTCTTATGGGTTTTGTTTTACATGTCCCACCATGTTTTTTCTTGTAATTTTTACAATAGTAAGTTCGATACAATGTTTTATTTCGGCCAGCCCTTTGTGAGTTTCCGGTTATCGCACCGCCACATTCCCCGCATACTGCCAAGCCTGTCAGCAAATAACTAGAATACTTGTTATTGCCTTTAGCAATCGTTCTATCTTCTAGTAAATCCTGAACTCTATTGAACTTTTCTTTAGAAATTATAGCTTCAGGTACGACTTCTTCTGATTCTACTGGTTCAAAGACTTGCTTACTGATGCGTTGTCGATCCCGTCTTTTGTCCGGATCATTCCAAACACTAACGCCGCAATTTCTTTTATTCGTAAGTATTGAGTGAATCGTTGAATGGGAAAAACGCTCAGAAAATCTTGGCTTAAAGCCCTGATAATCAAGTGCGTTTGCTATATCGGTATAGCTTTTTCCTTCTAAAAACATGTCAAAGACAAGGTTGACTGCTAGAGCTTCTTGTGGATTGATGACGTATTTTCTTTTATAGACATCATAACCATAATTTCCAGGGCCTCCAACAGTATAGCCACTTTCAACTAATTTGCTATGAACCAGCATGACATCTTCCACATTTTTTCGAACGTAGAACTCATTGGTAGCCCAAAATATCTGCTTCATCAGAATACCAGCAGCACTATTGTCGCCTAAATCATCGCCAGCGACGAGATAAGCCTTGTTTTTCTCTAAATCATTAATCAGTTCAATCATCATTTTGGATGATCTAGAGAAACGATCGCTTTTTAGAACCACGACCACATCAACTTGACCATCTGCGACCTTATCAAGTAGGGTTAATAGCTCTTTACGATTCTCTACATACATTCCTGAAACGTTGTCTTCACTATAAATATGATTCTCATCAAGATATAGCAATGATTGATAACGTTCAATAAATGCTTTACACTCACTAACTTGTGTTGATAGTGATGTTTCAGTCTTATCTTCTCGAGATTTTCTTGCATAAATAGCCGCATTAAGTCTTTCTTTTCCTTTATTTGCAGCCATGAGATGAAGTCGTTTAATCTCTTCTTCTCTAAGTTGTCTCATCATTCTCTCCTTCATTAGAAAAGAGCCCATTTTTTGGGCTCTTAGCAGTAATGCATTCAATCAGTGTTTGATTCAGTTTGGACACTTGAATATCAGAAAGTTCAAAATCGCTTATCTCTTCTGTTACTTCTAGATTTCCTTTGGTTTTAATGAATTCATCACGATTAATTTTGATTTTCATCGTCACCGGACTCCTCAAAAACCGCTTCAATCTCTTCTGAATCATCATAAGTCTCATCAAAACTTGGTGCTATCTGAGAGTTCACATTCGTGTGAACGGAACTCCTAGTAGGATACCAAGGCAGAATGGTTTGCCCTGATTTTTCAAACATAAACTGAACAACGCGAGTATTTAGCTCTTTAATGTTAATCGTTTTACGGCCACTCTGGGTTACAATCATGTCATTGTCTTTCCAGTATTTTAAAACTGGTCGATACTCGTGAATGCGAGCATTCTGTAGAATGCTTTTAACATTTTCAGAAGGTATCGCTACTGTGACATGGTTGTCAAAGTATTTCATTACACCCATGAGCTGGTTGCTTGACCTTTGGATCAGCATACCTTTATCATCAAACTTATCAAACTGTGAATGATGTTTGGTGATATACTGTTTGATTGATTCAAAGCCCCTGATGGCTATATGACGGTCTTCAATGTCATGTTGATCGATTTCAATCAATGTTTGTTTTATGTATTCCAAATCCAAATCATAGCCAAAGCATCCCTTAACATAAACTGCAGTCATATGAATAATTGCTAGTTTGTTAATGATTCGATGCGATAGGTTATCCATTTTAGGTATTGATTCTCTTATGATTTCACGAGAACTCTCAAAATCCTTCTTGATAACCGCATCATCTTTAGCCATGAAGAAATCTACAAATTTTGGGCCAAGCAAACCAAAGTTAACCATGATATGGTTCTTAACTCTAGTAGAATGATCCGCATCCTTTGTCCAAACGATGTCATCGACGTCTAGGACTCTTGCTATTAGTCCTTGTCTAGTCTCTGCTTCACTTAACACAGGTGTCTCTGAAGTGATAATCGCTAGACCACTAAAGGGTAAACCTTGTTTGACCTCTTTACCGTAGTTATTTAATCTAGCGCGGGATTCACCTTGTGCCAATTGATAAATCAACTGCGTCTTATTGATGTAGGCCGCTGTTGTAATATCATCAAGGACAATCGCAACGCCATTCATGCCTTCAATCTCTGTGAACATTGCTCCTGAAGTCATGTTGAACGTTTTAACCATTCCTCGATTGCTGATTTTGGGGTTGCCCCAAAAACTCGCAATCAACTGGGCAGTAGTTGATTTTCCTGTGCTAGATGGACCACAAAGGTTAACCACTATGGTCTGTACATCTGCATAATCCTTTAAGTATGATGCAGGAACACTAGCAAGTCCCATGACCAAAGCCAATTGGAGTTCTTGCTTTGGCAAGATTTCTTGGCGTATGAACTTATCATAGCTTAGAAATGCCCCTGATTGAAACTCGAATTCCTTATCATAATACTCAGACAGTCCCTGGACAGTTTTGGTTTTACCCAATAAAAAAACCCATGAACCATCAGTGTCTTTATGAAAGCCTAATGATTTATGAGCATATTCGATTGCATTTTGCGATTGAAGATTACGCAAACAAT